CGTTAGACGTGATGTTAAAAATGTATTCATTGCAGAGTTTAAAAAATGGGTGGATGAGAAATTTAAACCTGTGATAGCTGGTGGGCTTGAAATAGACTTTAGAAGTGGCACAACGGCGTTCTTTAATGAACTTAGAGAAATGCAGGACAGCGAAAGAGATGGGATTCTTGGTGTTGGACAAATGGCAATAAATGGTGTTGAGAAATTTTTTATAAAACACACAAGCAGTGATAGATTCTTTAAAAACTACCTTACCGTTGACGAGGATGTTGTCGGCCCACGAAAGACAGAAGGTCATCAACCATTAGAGTACGGTGTGCTTTTGGGTATGCGAGATAAAACAAACGCAGCCAAAGAGGTTACAAGGGTGGCAATGCAAATGTATGCGCTTGTTACGCCTACTAAGTACACAACAACCGACTCTACAACAGACGTTTCCATGAACAGTGATAAGGCAAAGGTATTCTTATCTGCATTCTGTGATGAACTTAAAAAACAATATGGTGAGCCAACAGAAGCTGCCAATGGTGATAATAGCGGAAACATAGACAGAACTAAAGAAACGGAAATGCCCGAAGACATTAGGATTGGTGTTTACCGTTATCTTAAGTTATTGTATGACAAGTGGATAGCAGGTGACACAATTAAGGACAAATACAGTCTTGAGTATTTCTTCGAGGGCGTTAATGGCAAAGCACCTGTGTTCATCTTTATAGATTCGTTCTATCATAAAATAGGCAAAGATTTTTTGGTTAACATTGATAAAATAGGACAACAGATTGATAGTTGCAGAATGAATGAACAATACACGCTTCTTTCATTCTTGTCGGTCATGTGTCAAGACAATAAATTTAACTTTTTCTGTATAAACAACTTCCTTGATTTATCAATAAAGGAAAACTTGGAAAAAATGTTTACGCCGATACCATACCTTGAGATGGGAACGCCGTCATCAGACCCTAATTTTATTATACAATACCCATATGAGCCATCTTCACATTTGGATTTGGGACCGGATAGTGAATATAAGGACGATTCGTTTATGATAAACGGCTTAAACGGAAACAACGTTCAAGTTAGTCCTAATTTCCCGGTTGCACTAACCGACAGTGCGGAAGCAGGATACAGTATTCCCGCATTTGGCGTTTCATATGGAAAAATGTATCAGAGTTATTTTACCGACATTGATGTTAATATGGATGCGCCGATGTCAACAGAACAGACGTTTAAGGCGATTTATCAGATTGCATCGATGAATAACGAAAGCACTGATGGTGCAGAGAAAAATATGACAGCCATAGGTCAGGACTTGTATACAATCTATTCTAATAACTCTTATACATGTAATGTTAGAATGATGGGTTGTGCGTGGGTTCAGCCTCTTATGTATTTCTGTTTAACAAACGTTCCGATGTTTAAGGGTACGTATTATATTGTTAAAGTAACACATCACATCGAGCGCGGAAACATGGTAACGAACTTTACGGGCGTGAGAATGGCAAACAACATGACTCGTAAGGTTCAGGATTGGTGCGTCCTTAAGAATCCTACAAGTACGGGTGGGTATAGCAGTCAAGACCTTGAATCAATGAAGAATAAGGCAGCTAATGTTGACAACGACTGTCCATACCCTGTTTATCCACTCTTTAATAATGGCGGTGTGGGTGGTGCTATACCAACGGAAGACTTAATGATGAAGACAAGGGATGTTATACAAAAATACGGTATAAAAGCTTATTCACCAATAAAGGATAATGGGTTATACGACCTTCCATTATGGGAAACCCTTGCTGCAATGGCATATCAGGAAGCGGGTATAGAAGGGGAACTTGGTATGAAAATCCATGCCGGTTTTCAATGTAATTATTGGCATCATAATAAATCTTGGCTATTTACAAAAAATAGGGTTTCTTGGGCGTATTCGTTTGTTGCAAATAAAGATAAACTAGTTGATGGTAAGCCATCAAAAGATATTGTTAAATCTATTTATTTTAACGGTCCCGCACAATTAATAGGGCAAACCACACAAGTTGATAATTCACATAGAGTGAGAAAGGTGTTTTTGGATAAACAGACAGAAGAATATTCGTCGCCAGTGACCTTAACATATGAAATGTTGTCAACAGCGTTGTTGTATTGTGTTGATTGTGGATATGACCACGCTTTAATTGGCAAGCCGGGTGCAGGATGCCCCGTCACTTCAAAAGGATACGAGAGAGAACACTTATTTTGGTGGAAAGGAAAGTATTTGTTCCATCACCGACATAGCGTATATATTGCATCACCGGACAATAACTTTCAACCCGTATGGAAATTAGAGGATGTTCCTGTTAAAAATGACAATGTAAACAAAAAAGAAAAAGAATTTATAAAGGCGCTTGGTAGGGCTGTGCACGATACATGTGCTAATTCTGCAATACAAGGAAATGTTGGTTTTGATGAGAAAACCCTGACCGAGGACACCATTAAGTTCACTTGTGACGACAAGACGAAATTGCCGGGCGTATTTGACGTGTGTCTTAACACAGAGTATTTCAATTACATACAAGAGTTGAGATGGATGATACCAAACGACAATGGCGCGAAGGGTAATCCGTCATATATCTACGTTAAGGCATATGAGAAACCGTCAGCCAATAAAATCGTCGGAGTCTATAAGGAGGACACGAAGGGTGTTTATAATTCCACTGAGGTGAATGATTTGTATGCGAAATCAATCGTGAAATATCTGAACGGTGGTGGAAACAGCAAGTTTATCACGACGCCAATATCGGAGGAAATGAAGAAAAACGTGCAGATAACGGATTGTAATACCCTTGTTTCGCCGTCTTCTGATGGATTGTGGTATGGTGTAAATTATGATGGCTCGTATATGCCATTTAACAGTGACGCACAAAAAGTGGGTAATAAGAAACAACGACTGATTAAAGAGTTTGGTTTTACAGAGGCAGAAGCCAATATGTTAATGAATAAAGGATTTAATAATCATATAGCATCATTTAGAAATTCAACCAATAGACTAATGACGACCTTTAATGTTGAGGGTACGAGTATAAAGGTTACGATGCATAAAAAGATTGCCGGAGCGGTTCAAGCAGCCTTTAAAGAAATTGCGGAGACAACTAATTTTAAAATCTACAATCTTGGTGAAGGCGGCAGAAGTGTTAGGTGCGTTCATGGTACGACGAAAGCGTCCAATCATGCATCGGGATTAGCATTGGATATAAATGCGGGAAGTGGTGGAAACCCGTGGTTTGCGACACATATTCAACAAAACCAACAGCCATTTAAAAATGGTGATAAGGCACCTTGGGGGGCAAAACGTTGTCCGTATGGAAGAACGTATGACTCAAGTAGATGTATTTGGGATTGGACGCACCCTGTTGTTAGAATTTTGGCAAAATATGGTATGGGTTGGGGTGGCGCATATGGCGACACGATGCATTTTAGTTTCCTCGGTGGCAATTAATTTCTGTTTCTCACATTTTTTTTGTATATTTGCAAAAATACAATAAAATGGAGAAACTTGGCTATATTGTTAGTACGTCTAAAATAAAGGGATTGGACGATTTTGTTGGGTTGGTTAATGATGTTTCGTTGGCTGACCCAACAAAGCCTATTCTTATTGTAGGATTAGAAAATGCAAAAAAATATTCAGATAATTTTTCAATTCTTAACAAGAAGTTAAGTGAAAATGTTTTTTGGACATTTAAGAAGACCGAAAAACGTGAATTTTACGAAAGGGATGTGGAAGAATTTTCTAAATATATTATACAAAACGTATTAAATACTATAAAGTATTATTATATTAACATTATCACTTTAAGATATAGTAAAATAAAGAGATTATACAACATGTTATTTTCGGAAGGTGAAAAATGCATTTATATTAGTAATAATATGGCTTATGTTTTGCATGAAGGCACAATATTGGGGGTTTCGCTTACAATGTTAGAATATTGTGGGATAAAAAAGGATAAAGTGATAAATAAATTAAAAGAAAAAAATCTTGTATGTGAAGATGATTGCCCATTTTCTTCAAAACTTTGCACAAGACTAAACAATAACCGTTACATAATTCCTTATTTTATGTCAGTTTCAGACGATTTTTAATATGCAACCCCTTTAAAGGTTGCATTTTTTGTAAATACAGATATTTATAAAGAAAAATGTGCTTTTCGCACTTAAACATTCACAAAAAATTTTAAGAATATGAGAATGCGTTTTATAAATAAGAAAACACAAGAGAAACAACCGCAATCGGTGAAAAAAATTGTTAATGTAGAGATAAAAGAAGAAAAAAAAGTCGAAAACGTTAAAATAGAAAAAAATGAGAAACCGGTAGAAATTGCGATTGTTAAACCTGTGGTAGAAGAAATCAAAAATGACGTAGTTGTTGAAACAACAAAGAAAAAAACAACAAAGTCGAAGAAAAATAACAAATCCAATGAAGATTTGATTGAAAATGAAACACAATCATGATGATGGATACAAAAGAAAAAATTAAAATGGCAGAAGAAATTCTCGGTAACGAGACTTTATGCCAAGAGTTTAAGCGTATCAAAAAAGATAGGGGCTTAATCGAGAGAACTGAAAGTTCAGTAACGGTTTTAACAGAAGATAATAAAGAATTATTGATTGACTAAAGAAATGACAAACGTAAAATATCTTAAGGAAAACAATCTTTATGAGGCACATAAGCACTTTAAGAGAATTGTAGAAGGTTTTGGCTATGGTACTGTTGAAGAGGCTGATGATGACCAAGACATGAATAATAACGACCCTATGGGCGGCGAACAGCCTCAGGATGCAGGTGGTGCACCAATGGGCGACCCTAATGCAGACGGTATGCCAATGGATGACCCCAATGCGGGTGGCGCACCAATGGATGACCCTAATGCGGGCGGTGCACCAATGGGCGACCCTAATGCAGACGGTATGCCAATGGATGAACCCCCTATGGATGATTCCATGGGTGGCGATATGCCAATGGATGACGGTATGCCAATGGACGACGCTATGGGTGGTGATGAAGAAGAAGTTATTGATGTCGAAGATATTACCAACGCAGAGGAAAAGGTTAACGATAAAGTTAATGCGGTAGGGCGTGATGTGGTTAAGGTTAATCATCGAATCGACCAACTCTTAACAGCAATCGAAAAAATGGAAACCATGATTGACAGCAATAATAATAACATCGAGGCGTTAAATCAGGAATTCCAAAAAAGAAACCCGACACAAACCGAAAAATTGAATTTGCGTTCACTCGATTCATATCCATTTAACGTTAATCCTGTTGATTATTGGAAACAAAAAGGTATGACAAGCAATTATGACGCATATTCTGATAACCAAGAACCAACAACAAAGGAATATGTAATCACCAACAATGACGTTGATGACATGACAGAAAGAGATATGGCACAAAGTTTTTATGTTGATGATGACCTGAAGCAGGATATAAATAAGATATTTGGTTATTAAAAAAATTCCGGCATTTTAAAAAAATAATTTGCCGGAATTTTGGTTTTTTAACATTTTTTATGTATATTTGCACTGAATTTAAGCGTATACTGATACGCATTTTTAAATATTAATTTTTTATGAGTAATTTAAATGTAAACATTGATGCGGCTGCTGTAATCAGCCAAAACGAACAGGAAACTTACGTCCCAAAAAAGAAGACTGAATTTAACGTTAAAAATTATCTCCAAGCAAGGTTAGGTTCAGACGAAACCACAAAGAAAATAACAATCAGATTATTGCCATTTTCTCCTGAGGGTGGAAGCCCATTTAAAAAGGTGCACATGCATACCGTTAAAGTTAACAAGGAAGTTACAAGTAGCGGGTGGAAGACATTTGTGTGCCCCGAAAAAAATGACTTAGATGACAAACATAAGTGCCCATTCTGTGAAACGTCGGAAGAGGCTAAACGGCTAAGGTTTGCATCTAATTCGGAAATCGAGAAAAAGAAATATGGTGACATCGAATTTCTCAATCGTGTTAAGGAATCGTGGATTGTTAGATGTATTGAACGTGGTCATGAGGAAGACGGCGTTAAGTTTTGGCTTTTCACTCATTCGAGAAAAAAGGATGGTGTGTATGATAAAATAATGAACTTGTTTAAAACGAGGTGGGAAGAAGGTAAAGAAGAAGGTATTGAAAACAATATTTTTGACCTTAATACAGGAAAAGACCTTGTTATTACTCTGACAAAGGATTCTAATAACAAAACAAGCGTACAGGTAACTGACAAGAGTATCAGCACACCACTGTCAACCGACTTTGATAAAGCAGAATCATGGGTTAACGATGAAAAGAAATGGACTGACGTATTCACAGTAAAACCCTATGACTATATGGCAGTTATTGTAGAGGGCGGTACTCCCGTTTACGATAAAGAATTGGGTAAATATGTCGATAAATCTGTGATGCAGGAAAAACAAAAAATCGAAGATGAAAAGGAACTTGCTGAAAATCTAACAGAAGAAAACTCCGACTTTACAAATTGGGTTGAGAAAAATACCATAACGGCAGGTACTCAGTCCGATACAGATAATAACGCAGAAGATGCGTTACCATTCTAAAAAACATGTAAATGGCTAAGCTAAGATTTTTTTATGGCGTAATGGGTTCGTCAAAAACCCTAAACCTCCTTGCAACGGCGTATAATTTTGAAGAAAAAGGTATACCTTTCATGGTTCTTAAGCCATCCATTGATACACGAGATGGAAAGAACATGATTAAATCAAGAGCAGGATTAAAAAGGGCGTGTGTTAGTGTTAATAGTAACGTTGATATATATGAGGCAATACATCAATATAATAACGTTCTTATGGCACAACAAGCCAAACCGTTAATGTGGGTATTGGTTGATGAATGTCAGTTTTTAACTGAGGAACAGGTAGACCAATTATCGGACGTTGTTGATTTAATGGGTGTTAATGTTCTATGTTATGGATTACGCACAGATTTTAGGTCAAAACTTTTTCCGGCATCAAAAAGGCTTTTTGAAATAGCTGATGAGTTTCAAGAATTAAAATCAAGTTGTAAATGTAACAAAAAGGCATCCATAAATGCAAGGTTTGATAAGGATGAAAATATAATAACGGAGGGTGAGCAAGTTCTTGTCGGTGGTGATGATATTTATCAACCGATGTGTAGAAAATGCTGGAAACAAAAAATTAGAGAAAAACAACGAGTTAAAAAGTATGAAACAAGCAATTAAAAAGAAAACATTTGTAATACCTTCAGCTGATGATATAAATAAGTTACTTGGACTTGAAATAGAGGAATCAAGTAAGCCGATTAAGCGAAGCGACTTGGAAACGTCAAACGCAGAAAAACCAACAGAGTTTATACCACTGCCAAAGGCTTTTGAAGATGCGTTAAAATTGCCGGGAATCCCCATGGGATATCTGACTTTGGTAACGGGATGGTCTAATACGGGAAAATCAACAATTAAAAACTGTCTCATTGCAGCGTGTCAAAAGAAGGGTATTTTGCCTGTTATATATGAAACTGAGGGCAATTTCGATTGGAAATATGCAATTGATTGTGGCGTTGATGCAACTCCCGTTTATGGTGAAATTCTTGATGAAGAAACGGGCGAAATAACAACTGACATTATTAAGTATCGTGGCAACTTTGTTTATTTCGATACGAAAACGCTTACGAAAAAATATGGTGATTTTGACCATTCAGCAGGTAAGCGTGTGTCAAAACGCAGAAATGTTGCAGTATTAGAGGATATCGCACTTTCCATTAATGAAATCCTCGATATGCAGGATGAAGGAAAAATTAAGCAGCCAATATGTTTCATATGGGATAGTATTGGTTCGATAACATCCTTTAAGTCATATTCAAGCAAATCGAACAACAACATGTTCGATGCGGGTGCAATTTCACAGGCATTTAACAGTCTGATTAACAACAGAATACCAACATCGAGAAAAGTTAGTGAGAAATACACGAACACAATGTTCTGTGTTAATAAGATTTGGAATGATAGTATGAACGGTATGCCGGGAATACCATCAATCGAGTTAAAGGGTGGAAAGACATTCTTCTATGGCGCAAGACTGATTATTCACTTGGGTGGTGTTGCAAAGGCAGCAACAAAGAAACTCACTGCAACGGCAAAGGGCGATACGTATAATTACGGTATTATAACAAAGATTGCGGTGACAAAGAATCAACTGCCAACGCCATTTAATATAACGTATTCAGGCACAATGTGTTGCGTGCATAACGGCATTATTCCCGAAGAGTCACTTGAGGAATATAAAAAGACATACATAAAGGATATTTTATCGAAACTCGAAGAAATTAAGG